CCCATACCAAAACCTTGTCGTTTTAGTCTTTGTGTTGCCTCCATGAGGCCACCTTTGGCCTTATATATCCTGCCGCCTTCAGCTTTTTTAGGGCCTCTGAAATCTTTTCTCTTCACACCAGATGGATCTTTGATCTTACCAGCACAGATTTTAGAAGCATATGCGTTCGCGTATGCACTGGGATACACTTTAAACTTACGCTTTGCTGCAGCTTTTCCTCTTGGGCATAGTTTAGTCATTATCTTTTCCTCGCTGTTTGTGCAGCTCTTCTAAAGTTTGCTGCAGTTGGCGAACCTTTAGCTCCTTTTTTTCTCATCTTCTCTCCGGAGCCAGCAGCAATTCTTCTTTTTTTAGCTGCAATGTTTGCGTATAAACCTGGTCCAGCCATTACATTTTCTTTTTCATTTTTTTCTTCATGAAAGCTTGAAGACCTGGATTTAATTTAGATATGCCGCCACCCATTTTTTTAACTCTGCCACCTTTCATCATCTTTTTAGCTGATGCTGCTGCAGATTTCATAGACTCAGTTTTATTATTGTCTTTGTCTAGATCTAGAAAATCAGGTTTAGATCCTTTCATCATAGGTTTTCTTTTCATCATTCCGCCACCCATTTTTTTAACACGTCCACCTTTCATGTAACCTTTAGGTGACACCTGTTTGTTATATAGTCTGTTTGCCATTATTTTTTTCCTCCGTTTTTAAATATTTGCGTTCCCTTTATACCATATATGCTCGCCACGACAAGGATCCAGAGATTTGTGAACCATGACGGGAGCTGCTGGAATTGCTCAAAGAACATTTTTATCTTTTCTGCTGCACCCGGATCGTCCGAGAAGACCCCCCAGGCGATCACCAAAATCGGCGCCGTGAGAACGAGCAAAACGAACTCGTCTTTCCAGTCCGATTGACGTGCCTCCAACAATTTGCCCTGGTATTCGCTTTCTCCTTTAGCCATCTTAGAGGCATGCATGTGTTGAGCGTCTGCCATCGCCATCTTCGTTTCTTGTTTCTTCTTGTAGATATGCGTTGCCGCGTTTAATCCAAGTTTTAATGCTGAAAACCACATTTTATTGTTCTCCTCCTCTGATTATTGATACCTGATCTGGTATCTTATCGGTTGATGGTATGGTTTTACTCAAAATTGTCTTTTGAATAGACGTGTCAGCCCTTAATTTAGACAATTTTTCGTTCTGTTCTAGTTTTTCATCTTGATTTTGGTCGTTCATCATCGCTTTCATACGATCTAGGTCTAACCTATCCTTACCTTCACGCTCTTTTCGTTCATTTTCTCTGGCCTGTAGGTCTATCTCTCTCGCTCGCAACGCTGCGATAGGGTCATTATCAAATCTAGATGTGATTTTATTCTCTTCTTTTGCAAAATCACTCATCATCTCCGATATCAGCACCGCTTTTCTGGCCTCGATCTTCTCTGACAGCATCCTAACCTGTTGTTGTAGCTGTGGATTCTGTTGTGCCATCTGTTGCATCTGTGCGAGTTGTGGTAATTCTTGTTGAAACTCTATTTCAATCTGCTCTTGTGCCATTAAACTTATATGCTCTAATATATTTTTCTGTATCGCGGCACCAATCACGGGTGAATTTTTCACCATGTTTGTTTCCATGAAGTTTAGATGCGCTGTGATGTGAGCCTGATGATCCTGTCCAGGAAAAGCCTGAAACGGCACACCAGCCAGAGCATCAATGTGTTCTAACGCTGGGTCTTTCGGCATGGGTGGTTGTGGTTTCTTTAATATCAGGTCAATGTCTTTCACACCGAGAGCCTCGTACATATTTCTGTAGACCTCATATTGATTGTGAATGGCAGGGTTAGAGGCTGCCAGTTGCATCTCTGTTTGAGCGAGTGATATCCGCTGCGTCTGTGAAAAGATATTTGGATCCGCAACTGGCAATATATCTATACGGTCATCGAAATCAGTCTGCTTGATCTGTCTCTGACCGCCAACAACATCATACGGATAAACTGGAGGTAAGTAAAGTTTAAAAACCCTAGCCATCAAACTAAACTCGCGTCTCATAGAAGCATATAATCTCTTATGAATCGCTGACATTGTTCTAGATCCTCTCTCCAACATGGCAACCGTTGTACCAACCGCCGCCTGTTGATTGCCCTCACCGACCTGTAGGTCAGCGATGGACGCAAATCTCTGTCCCGCCTGAACAACTATTCCCATCAATTGCAATAGTGTTCCAGATGGCTCCTTGAATGGCAACGGCATGAACGCATCCCTAAGATTTCCACCAGGTGCATCAACATCCCTAAATTCTCCTGGCTGTATCGGAGCTGCCTCATCCCTTAATTTTATGCCACGCATCTTGAAGCCTGACGGTTGATTAGAAAAGGTTCCGGCATCAAGTAACGATCTCAACGCTGCGGTTGCAGTTCTCGATAGACCACCGATCATGTGTATCAGGCCAAAACCATAAAATCCTAAACCTGGCAAGAATTTAAAATGAACAAAATATTGTATCTTGCTTCTGGTTGCATCACCAACCTCGTAATTTCTTCTGATAGATAATACCTCGTGTGAGCTCTCCTCTATGGTCACGATGTAAGGCAGCTTGATCCCTGTCGCCTCTCCCTGGGTATCTGTATCCTCAAACCCCTCAAGATCTAGATTGACATGGCACTCCAAGAGGGTGAACATAGGTTGGCTCTGACTTTTACTCATGCCATCCAGTTCACGCTCTTTTTTCTGTGCCTCTGTCTCGTTGTCCTGGCCCGGAGTTAGTTCAACGTCCCTGTAGAATCCAGCGACCTGCTGCTTTCTAAGTTCGTTCTCAGACATCTTGACAACGTGTATGATTGTTTCCGCATCATCTAATGAGGTAGCTGTATACGGAACGACCAAATCATCTGCAGGAACAAATTTAGAAACCGTTCTCTGCATCATCTCATCATAATATATTTTTTTAAATGTTGAACCTGTCAGTGGTAGATAAAATAACATCTGATCAAATTCAGACTCATATTCTTTCATCTCTGACATTATCTGATAGTTCATGAATTCTTTTACACGTAAGGATTGTTGTTCCTTATCTGGTGTTGGTGTTCCAATGATCTGTGTTCTGACTGGACCTTGTGATGGTAGTAATTCTTTATAAGCTAACGCTTGAAACTGCGTGACAGCCTCTGCTAAAACTGGATGCGTCGCACCTGATGCGCCTTTGAACGGTTCTGATTTTTCCTCGTACTTAAATCCTAAAAGCTCTAAACCATTCGTGTAAGAGCTCTCCCAATCTTTTCTTCCTGATTTGTAATCAACATAGTTGTCATACAACTCACTACCTATAGGACCCAACACGCTGTCTGGTAACAGCTCTGCAAGATTTGCAAAATGGTCTTGTCCCTGTTCCTGACTCCCGACACTTGGATCAAAATCTATATCAACGCTACCATCTTCGTTTGGTTTTATATTAATAGGTGTGTCCGGTTCTTGTTGTTCTTTTTCTACCTCTACTGCGATTTCGTCGGGACTAGGTATCTCTATTGTCTGCTTTACGTTTGGTAAAGACTTGTCTATTTCTGCCATTTATTTTCTCCAGTTTCACTGTCTTAACAGTATTATATTCAATATTCAAGCCTTGTGGTGTAGGGCCTGATTTAGGAGGTGCTCCTGTTGATAGTTTCTTGTATTTGCTAGGGTGTTTAAATGAGAATGTCATGTCTTTAATAGATCTGCTATTCCGCCTTTAGCATAGTTTTCCTCAAACAATTCTCTTAAAACAATATCAACTATGGCTTCTTCTCTCATGGAACCTAGAAGATCATTGTATCGTTTAAAGAATTCTTTTTTCTTTTCTGGGCTAAAATTTTTTGTAACTGAATCTGTTAATTTTGACATACTACCAATAATATTTATATTTTCTTCTGGGCAGTTCTTCATCCTGATAATCTTCTGGATGAGTTATCAAACCACCCTGCCTAAATCTCATGATTGCTTGTGTCGTGCTATCAACCAAGTCATCATGATCTCCATATGGAAACGCTGCACATTCTTCAACAACCTCTTGTGCAAACTGTTTATCCAAAGGAGCCCATATCATACCAGATTCAAACAGCGGTGCAACAGAATTAACACGCGTGTGTTTATCCTTACCTTTTGATGGTGTGAAGTTCACAACAGGTATACCCATGTTTCTAAGTTCGTATGTCAAAGGCAAACCCGATGCTTTGGCCTCGACCAATACAGTCTCAGGTTCCCAGTAATCATATTGCTCTTTTGCAAGTCTACGAAGTTCTGGAAACTCTAATCTCTCTTTCATTGCATCTAGTAAGATCATTTGTGGTGGACTATCCTCGTTCTCCCTAAAGATTCCCCATGTCGTTATCGCACTGTAGTCTGCAGATTCTTTTTTCATGAAAGCGGTATCGTAACTCTGTATGACGTGATCCAGTGTTGGAATATGATCCTTGTCCCAATCCTTCCACCACTCACGTTTTAATATCGCTCCCTCCTCCGAGGTTGGATTCTGCATCCACTGTGCATTCCATTTGCCGAGTGATAATGATGCCTTCACTGATTCCAGTTCGTCGATCTTCCAATACTCCGGCCATACTGGCTTACCACTCGGCATTATTGCCGGAAACTCTACCACGTCCCATTGATCCGATTTGGGCTCTGATTGGTTCTTTACTAGAATTCCTGTCAGGTCTTTTACGTTCCATCTTGTCATGACGCAAACTATTTTTCCACCTGGTTGTAAACGCTGTCGTGGTCCTGAAGTGTACCACTCGTATGCCTTTTCTAATGCACCCATGTTGAGTGCGTCTTGCTCACTGTGTGGGTCGTCGATTATTAAAAGATCCGCACCTCGACCTGTGATCGCTCCCCCGACACCTGCCGCAAAATACTCGCCACCCTGAGCAGTTTCCCAGCGACCAGCGGCTTGTGAGTCTTCTCTTAGTCTTGTCTTAAATACATTCTGATATTCTGGGCTATCAATTAATGTTTTGGCTTTACGACCAAAACGCACTGCAAGTTCTCCTGTGTGTGTTGTCTGTATGATTTTTAGTTTTGGATTTTTACCAATCATCCATGCTGGTAGCAGTGTTGATGCAAACTCAGACTTCGTATGCCTTGGTGGCATATTTACTATCAGCCTTTTTATTTCACCAGATGCTAGTTTATTAAACTTATCTGCAATAATCTTGTGGTGCTCACCCTCAATAAAATCAGGCCACATATGCTTTGTGAAAGATAGGAAATCCTTTTGTGCCGCTTCTTTTTGATCTTCCTCTTTGTACTTTACCAGGATTTTCTTGAACCTGTCTCTAACGTCAGGTGGTAATCTATTAATTTTTTCTAGGTCTATTTGCATTTCGAAAAATTTTTTGAAAAATTTTTTTTGATGTTACTTTCAGTCTTATAATGATTTTCAGGGATTTGACTATACAAATCTTAGCATTTGTACGCGTATATGTAAGTTTCTTTGTAAAATGTCGGATCGATAAATAAAAAACTTTAGAAAATGTAAATGGCTCTGGTACCTCTATTCTAGCGTCAAGCCTCTAGCGTCTTTATATCTTTATGTCCTATAAAATCCTATAAATAATTAAACCGCCTCAAGTATCTTGATACATGGATCTAGACTTTTTGCTATAGGCTCAAGCCTCAAGCCGCTTGTGACCAGATCCCTTATTTGTGATCCCTCGTAAAGTATTGGATCAGGCTTCAAGGTACGTGTGACCATGATAAAAGAGTTCAAAGGGTGCTTGACGTGGAAGGCTATCTGGTGCGGTGAAAATCTGATTTTATAACCCTTAATAACTTTAAACTCGATAGTAAAAAAATGCCCTTTTTTATTGTAGCACAAAGCGTCTGGAGTACCCAAAGCGGTTGTATTTTCAATGCGAGTGAATGAAAATTGAGGCGTTTTATTTTTGAAATATTGATAAAATTTGGCTTCATTAATCATGTGATTTTTAACGTTATCACAACATCACAAATGTTGCAAATATGCAACAGTTATTGCACAACTGCAAGTTGTAAATACTTTCTTTTTTGTGCTTGACTTATATTATAAATATTATAGGATAATCCTATAAACAAAAATAATGAAAGGATAAAAACAAATGGAATACTTAATAACTAATAACAAAGATATTAGAGATCATTTCGAAAAAAATTTCTCTAATACTTCAGAGGCTAAAGATTGGATAACAAACCATCTTGACCTATCAAAAGAATGGAAAATTACAAAAGCAACAAACAAAGCAAAAAAGAAATTAGACTTTGATTGTGCGATTGAACACATGAAGAAAACATTTAACAAAGGTGATACGATCTACACTCAATTGATTAAGTCAACTCCAAGTGGAACTACTTATATTCAATTAAGATACATTAAAGATAATAGACCCTTTCAATGTACTTATCATTATTCAATAATAATGGATCATAAGTTAGATGAAAATAATTCATATTCAATAAGACAGTCTTTTGGAAACATGGATATGGGTTTTTATGCCGTTTATAGCTTATGCCGTAAAATTTGGGGTGATGGCTACTATTTAAAACATGAATGGCTATAAATTAAACTTGACAAGGGCTATCCCATATGGGATAGTCCTATAAATTAAAAAGAAAGGATAAATAAAATGGCAAAATATGGAATATTAGAAATAAAAGCGCCAGATTGGTCAGCGCACAAATATTATTATAAGCATATTGATCTTGACGGTGTTGGTCATGATTGGTTTGATTGTTTAAATGACGATCAACAAGCATATGTTCAGCAAATGCATAAATATTCACATCTTGATTATGATGAAGTAATAAAACAATATGATCAAGATATTTTACCTAAATATATAGAACATCAAAAAAAATTAGGTTGGAAGTGTGATAGTCAAGGCAATATAATT